AATGCTCTCAATCAATACACAGTGTCGGACCTAGGGTACGCCTCTCTGAGTCAAGAATTACAACAGCGGTTTGATCGTGTACAATCCTTTGTGCAAAGTCGTCTGCATCTGACAGATTTTGATTTTGAACTGGATCCCAGTGACCAAAATAGCCTCAATCGCCTGCACAGTCAATGGGTCCAGCTTCATCAACGATTTCCTAACATTAGCACAGTGGCCAATCATGTGTTGCCGGGCGAGTTGCCGGCAATCAATCGATTGATTCATGCCATAGAAGAATCCACAACAGAACTGCAAGCAGTGTCACCTGATGTTGATTATGCCATGGCCAACCGTTTGGGGACAAAAATCTTGGGGTTTGGAATATACAATATATCTATTGCTTATAACAATCTCGGCAGAAGCACCTGGCAAAAATGGCAAAATGCTGATGCCGATATCAGCAGTGATCTAAATAATTTTTCAGAGATATATACGACTTTACGGATAAATGTATCTCGCACCGAAACAAGATCAGCACCGATAGAATATCAAGCATGGTGTGATCAAATGAGTTTGCCATGTGTGGGTAACCAAATGCCCCTGGCAAACTTTGACAAACTAGATGAAAATCTGTTACAATACAGGCAACTGTTCTACAAGAATTCATTGATAGAAAATAACTTTATTATACTGGAGTAAACATGGGAAAACCATTCGACGTAAGTAAATTCCGTAAGGAAATCACTAAGAGCATTGACGGCCTTAGTATTGGATTCAATGATCCCACCGATTGGATCAGCACAGGCAATTATGCCTTGAACTATCTGATCTCAGGAGACTTCAATCGAGGTATTCCCCTGGGCAAGGTCACTGTATTTGCTGGTGATTCTGGTGCAGGCAAGAGCTATATCTGTTCGGGCAATATCATCAAGAATGCACAGGCACAAGGTATATTTGTGGTGTTGATTGATTCGGAAAATGCATTAGATGAAGACTGGCTCAAGGCACTTGGAGTTGACACATCAGAAAGCAAACTGCTCAAACTAAGCATGGCCATGATTGATGATGTGGCCAAGACCATCAGTACATTCATGAGTGACTACAAGGCCCTGGCCGAAGGCGAGCGGCCCAAGGTCATGTTTGTGATTGACAGTTTGGGTATGTTGCTCACACCCACCGATGTGAACCAATTTGATGCAGGCGAAATGAAAGGCGACTTGGGTCGTAAGCCCAAAGCACTCACAGCCTTGGTTCGTAACTGTGTCAACATGTTTGGCTCATACAATGTGGGCTTGGTTTGTACCAACCACACATACGCAAGTCAGGACATGTTTGATCCAGATGACAAGATCTCGGGTGGTCAAGGCTTTATCTATGCGTCATCAATTGTGGTTGCCATGAAAAAGATGAAACTCAAAGAGGACGAAGATGGCAACAAAGTGGCAGACGTGAACGGTATTCGTGCCGGATGTAAAGTTATGAAAACACGCTATGCCAAACCCTTTGAAGGTGTGCAGGTCAAGATTCCATACACAACAGGTATGAGTCCTTACTCGGGTCTTGTGGATCTGATTGAGAAAAAAGAAATGCTCAAACGTGAAGGTAACAGCCTGGTGTTTACCACTAGCGATGGCGAAATAATCAAGAAGTTCCGCAAAGCCTGGGAAAAGAATGATGACGGATGCCTGGACAAAGTCATGGCAGACTTTGGAAATCAGAAAGCAGAGGTAACTACAGTTGAGGAGGATACAGAATAATGTCAGAGGCAATAGCAAGTGAAATTTGGGGAGAGCTCAAGCGTTTTGTAAACACAGTAGACCGTGCTGAGGCCGCCGAAACTGTGGTACAAATACTAATGGACAATGATTCGGATGTGGAAGACATTCGTGATGCTTTCAAAGGTGACTCAGATATCAAACGTGCATTGACCGCATACCTTGACAATGACAAGGACTATGAGGCCGAAGACGAAGAAGATGAGTACGAAAAGGAAGAAGACGAAGACGAAGACTGGGAAAACTAATGTGGTACAGCCGTGTAGTTGCCAGCCTTGTTGCAATCCCAGACTTTATTGCTCACTATGAACGTGAACTTGAGGATGCCAAACGGGACTGTAAAATCTACGGCCTAGTAGAAAAGAACATTACTGCCTTGCCTGGCATCACTGAGTTTAGGTACAATCAACTGCAAGAAATTGAAGCAGTCTTAAACTATCTCAATATTCAATTGCGCAAGATACGTAGAAAACACTTTCAAAAGTATCTGGAAGGCTATGCCCGTGCGCTCACGTCAAGAGACGCTGAAAAGTATGTGGATGGCGAGGACGAAGTGATTGATTATGAAACACTAATCAATGAAGTGGCATATCTGCGCAATCGCTGGCTGGGCATACTCAAAGGGCTAGATACCAAACAGTGGCAAATGGGCCATGTGGTTAGACTAAGAACTGCAGGCATGGAAGACATCCAGGTGTAAATACCTGCATGAGAGACATTATTCCAATTTTTGTTGGCTACGATCCCCGCGAAGCCATTGCATATCATACCTGTGTCAACTCAATAATTAGACACTCAAGTCAACCTGTGAGCATTGTGCCTGTGGCCCTTAACTTGTTCAAGGACTATTCAGAAACACACACAGATGGCAGCAATCACTTTATCTACACTCGTTTCCTGGTGCCATATCTCATGGGCTGGTCTGGACATGCCATATTCATTGACGGTGACATGATTGTGCGCGGTGATGTTGCCGAATTGTGGGCCATGCAAAATTCCACATTGGATGTACAAGTGGTCAAACACGATTACAAAACCAAAATGAGTGTGAAATATCTGGGATCAAAAAATGAAGACTACCCTAGAAAAAATTGGTCCAGTGTGATACTTTGGAACTGCAACAGTTTTCCTAACCGACAACTCACACCGGATTATGTACAGAAGGCCACTGGTGCTGAACTGCATCGCTTCACGTGGATAGATGATGCTCGCATAGGTGAACTACCGCCAGAATGGAATTGGTTGCCCGATGAATACGGGCCAAACCCCGCGGCCAAGTTATTGCATTACACTCTGGGCACTCCGTGCTTTCATGAATTTGCCGACACTCCCATGGGGGACGAATGGCACAGAGAACGCATACTAACTGAGTATTGTCAACAAAGGTTGATAGAATGATTTGGGAACAGGAAGACGAATCGTCATATATTCCACCTGAACCGCCTGCTCCACCTGAACCGCATGTGTTGGATCAAGTGACACCTGAGATTCGTGCAATATTTGATAACATACTAAAATATCGTGTGGACCCAGCAGGTTCGACCTATGGCATTACATTACAAACGTTGAATGAGCAAATTGCGGCCTTGCCTGTCAACAACATTGTGAGTACAGACAGTGAATATAGATATGAAAGAAAAGGACACATGTACGATCCAATCCTACAAAGTTTTGTTCAGGGTGCAGGCGGACAAATCAGTACCTGGGCACGAGAAGAACTTACAATGAGTCCTGTAGTACTTCGCGGAATTACCAAACGAAAACAAATGCAAGCCTGCAGAGATGCTGGCAGAGATTTTTACTACATTGACACAGGATACTTTGGCAACGGCAAGAAAAAAACATTTCATCGCATTACTAAAAATGATGTGCAGTGGTTTGGACCAATTATAGACCGTCCAAGAGACCGATTTGATCTAACTGGTGTTAGTCTTAAGAAAATGCGCAAAGGCACAAACATTCTAATTGCACCGCCCAGCCAAAAACTGTTAAACAACTATGATATTATTTTAGAAGATTGGCTAGAACAAGTACAGGCTGAAATTCGAGCACATACTGATCGCCCGGTAGTTATACGCCACAAACAGGGTCGTAGTACCAGAGTCAATGACGACACCATGGAAATGGCACTAGAACGTGATGTACATTGCTTGATTACATTTTCTAGTATTGCCGCAGGCGAAGCATTGCTCCATGGTAAGCCGGCTATTACATTGGGCCCTAATGCGGCTGGCCCGTTGTGTAGCCACAACATTAGTGAAATCGAAAATCTCAAAATACCCACACTAGATGAAGTTGATGCATGGGCAAGACATCTAGCATACTGCCAGTTTACAGAAGTTGAAATGAGAGACGGCACAGCATGGCGCATATTGAACAATGCTTGATTGTGTTGTTTATATCTCCAGTGTGGCCAATGTAAAGAAACACAGCCGTAAACAGCAATGTCTTGAAAGTTTTGCTGTGGGAGTCACACAATCAGGTGGGCAAGTGCGAGTGGAACATGACTATGTTTATACCCCTGCAAGATTGGCAGTGATGTTGGGCTGGGCCACAACCAACACTGGCGGCCGAAACATAACCCTGCGCAAGGAAGTCATTGCAGAACAACGCCGCCGCGGACTTCATACCATGTGTATAGATGCCAGCTGTTGGAAATACATAGATGATGGCAGTAAATATCTACGACACAGCCTAAATGGTCCGTTTTATGACCGCGCTGAATATGCCAATCACAACAGTGACAACACCAAGTGGTTGGAAATAAGTCAAGCTCTGGGCATTGAATTACACCCTCCACAAACAAACACTCGAGGTCATGTGTTGATTTGCATGCAACGTGACGGTGGATTTGCCATGAAAACACTTGATCCACTTGACTGGCTGGCACAAAAGATGCAACAAATACGCAAATACAGCCAACGTCAAATCATGATACGTCCTCACCCGGGAGACTACAGACCCGAAGAATTTGCACAGTATCGCAAAAGATCTGATGTAAAATTAGTAGATCCGCTCAACACCAGATTGACTGATAACTTGAATGGCGCTCATGCCGCAGTATTCTTCAACAGTTCAGCCAGTGTAGCGGCGGCCTGTGCTGGCATACCTGTGTTTGTTGATGATGTGAGTTGTGTTGCCTGGCAAGTGGCCAACAAAGACATTGCACAAATTGAATCACCTGCGGTATTTGCTCGCGAACAATGGTTGTACGATTTGTCTTCGGCGCACTGGTCAGATACAGATGCACGTCAAGGTCACATTTGGAAAAAGTTCCAGCCTTATTTGGCTTCTACCACAACATCATAGTTGTGTCCCATAATGCCCGGCCATTTGTGACTTTTATCAAACACATGAATATCCTCTTTTACTATAGTGATATTCATGCAGGACAACAATTGCTCACGCCACCAGTCAGGTGACTCCACAATCAAATGAGCATTACGCCCGTCGGGCAAGTGTTTCTTTGCCGGATAACAGGCAATTCTAAACCATCCCCCAATGATCATCCGGCTACTGATCAATTTTAGTGTGTCTGACAGATGCTTGGGTTCAATATGTTCAAATACATCAGCACTGACCACAGCGTCAAACAAACGAGCAGGTATTTGATTGTGCTGACCATTTCCCGGATCATAGCCATCCACATGCATGTCAGGATAGGCCTGTTGTATGCTGGCCATCAGCGCACCATGCCCGCAACCAAAGTCTAGTACACTAGAAGGTTGGTATTGTTCAAGGAACGGTTGTACACTTTTAAATGTTTTGCTTCCTCTGACAAATCGACCTTGATTGTGCATGGCGGCCAGTTGCTGTTGATATTTGGGATCTATAATCATCTGTGATTTACCTCTATGTATTCATATTTGCCACTGAAAGAATCTGGAATATCTTTCCAAGTGTCATTCAACTGATCGTCTAACCATGCGTCATAGTAAGGTCGGTCTTTCCACCACCAGAACAAGTTGCTATCCTTCCAGTCTCGATAGTAACTGCGAAAGAACTCACGTGTTCTGGGCTGAGCAAAGTGTGCAGGATCGTACATGCTTTTCTTGCCCTTGGCTTCACGTTGAAAGTTTATGCCAATAAAACAAAATTTATCTGCATAAGATTCTAAAGTTTCCTTTACCCAGATCATATCTGCATCAGGAATACTGTTCAGTACCTGGGTACAAATAACACCATCAAATCGAGTGCCTGCAGGAGGCAGTTGTTCAAAGCCTGCCACGCAAGGATCATAGCAGTAGACAGAAACACCTAGGTATTGATCAAATGTTTGCCATTGGTCTTGGGGCAACTCAATACCTGCCCCTCCGCCATAAGGCAGGCGTTCTTGATACTGCAAGCCTTTACCGCATCCGTAGTCTAGTATGGTCTTGGCACCATAACGATCCACCAGGTCCTTGATGCATTTCTGATACTTTACAACATCATATCCGGCCCAACTCTTGTTGCTTTCCTGGAACTCACGTCCCACACGTACTGATTCTGCATAGTATGCACTGGTCATAATAACTTTATCTCCACAGTGGCACGTTTTTTGCCACCTACATTGCTCACAACATCAACAACTTCGAATCCATCTACCCCAATGAATGTTGTTTCTGTGCCCTTGCACCTGATATCTAGGATGATCCTGGTATCAGCATGTGAATGACGTTTCATGAGATCAATATAGGTCCGCACAGGATAATGGTGCCCGCAACTGAGCCAACTGGTAATAACATCAAATTTTATATCACCGGGTATGTTGATGTTGTTGGCATCAACCAAATGATAGTTCTTGGTACCTAGTTCTTGTAATTTAGCATTTAGAAAATCAAACGTGTGATAGAACTTTAGTTCACTAGAGTCAGTGTTCCAATTACCGTAACTAGCAGACTCAGGTTTGGTAGCATTGACACCGGAATCGCCATCTAGCAACCAAAGTTCTGTGCCGTATTTTTCGCCAAACCATCTTGACTCCCAGGCAAAACCACAACCGATATCTAACAATCGGCCTACGGGTTGATTCAAGTAAGCATCCACAGTTTCAAAGTTTGCTCTGCGTTTGGCAATGTATTTGTCTGTGGTCCACTTACGTGCCCATTGGGCAGAGTCGGCAGCACCTTTATCAGGATTGTCTATTGCCATCCCATGATCCAATCATCTTTGACCTGGTCCAATCGTACCATGCCCCAGTCTTCCAGCAGGCCAATCGCGGCAAATTGTCCGTAATCCTTTGAATACATCTCGTGAGGTTTTTGTTCTATCACAACAATGGGTCTACAGCGTTGAATAGTTTGTTTGGCACCTTGAAGCACACGATACTCAAAGCCTTCGCAGTCAATTTTGATGTAGTCAACATTGATTAACTCTAAACTGTCCAATCTAATGATGGTAGTATCGCCACCACGGCTGGCAGGATCAACATGGGTATGTCCTGTGTTACCTTCGGTGATGATCATGCTGACTTGACCTTCGGTATCACCCAAGGCCACTGATTGTACTGTTAGATTTGATGCAAGGACATTGCGTTCCAAACACTCCCTAAACATGGCCACAGGTTCAAATGCAATCACCTGTTCAAAGTGTTGCACAAGGTCACGTGACCACAAGCCCACATTGGCACCGATATCCAGTGCTGTTCTCTTTTGCTTTACTTGTCTAAGACTGCGCAAACGCACAGGCTGTTGATATTCAGCAGGCCCACCTTTGCTGATGTTCTTGGCCAGCATTTGGGGAAAATGTGTTTCGATGTCAGGAAAATGCCATCCATATTGTTCACGCATTGGGAGTCTCCTTGAGTATTGCGGCTGCGGTGCCGTTGGCTAGTTCTGTGGTATGAAATTGTCCATAAGCCAAATGACAAGCCCATTTGTGTACTTGGTCAGAGTCAGGAAACCAAGGTGTTTCTATTTGACCAAGATCTAAGTTGGCAACAGGTCTTGCGGCATTGGCAGGTGCTGTTACAAACACAGGCAC